TTGTCGGTTATGAAAGTGACGCTGATGTAGATAAAGCTATAGAGATGGCAAGTAATTATGGTGTGGAAGTATCTGCTGATCTTCCTCATATATGGAGAAAGCCTCGCGCTAAGTCCATGATGCCTCCGAAGGGTGAGCAGGCTAACGCTGACCATTTCAAATCTTTCTTAATGTCGCAGATGCTTTATCCTGAAAGTAGGAACCCATGAATTCTGTAAAAGAACTTCAAGCATTTCTTGAAAGTCAAGGATTCAATCCTCTTGTACTTATGGATAGTCCTGAAGCACAGGAAATAATTGAGGAAATATTCAATGCAAATATGTTTTTCTCAAATGTAGCTGATGGCAACACATATGAATTTTCTGATGATGAGTTAAGGAATTATCTCTCTGAAGCATTTGATGGCGGTGAAGAGGTATTAGTACCAGAATTGATGGAGGCTTTACGGATTGCTCAAATCTTTTGGAATTCTGATTACACACCAGAACAACAACAAGAGATGACTGAATACTTTAACAACCTGTACGAATTGACTGGGGAAGAGATAGCCGGTGGCAGGCAACTTTATCCAACCCTTGAAGAGAACATAGCTTCTTATGAACAAGCCAGCGCATTTTTTGGTGGTGAGCAACAAGCAGAAAATATAGGGGAACTTCCTACACAAGAAGTAGACACAGATAGTGGATTACTTACTGTCCCACCTGTGACTACAAACATGATACCCGGAATGACTGGACAGTTTGGTAGCTGGTCTTGGTTGGATTATTGGGGTGATGTTAATCCTGAGATTGATGACTTTTTTGAAGAGTGGGTTGATAGATACAACACAGAATCAGGGGCAGAATTCTTTAATGAAGAAGCATTTTTAAACGAATTTCGTTACGGTGAAAACGGAATAAATGCCCAACCTTGGTGGAGAGATGTAGCAAATGGTTTCAAGGATCATCTCCAATTCTGGTATAGCTCAGGTGGACGGGGAACACTTGGATTAGATACAGATTCTTTACGGGATTCCAACCCTTACAACAGGGCAATGGATGAGTTCCGTGAACTAGCTAGGAACGCGATTGTAGATTTCGGGTTAGACGAATTCTTACTTGATGGCACCATAACAGAACAAGACATCACTAAATATGCAACACGAATAATGTCTAGCGGTGGTGCTACTTACAAGCTAGGTAAAGGCATCGAACTCAACCCAGAAAATTTTGCTAATAAAGCTAACCAAGTAGTTCAGAAAATGCTTTCCGAAGATTTCGTTGGGGAAGATGGCCAATTCCTTAAACCAGAAAAAGATTTCGGTCCGGGTTCTGTAACTAAACTTATAAATGAGTGGAAGGTTTTAGCCAAGCAACAGTTCATGGACATTCCTGAAAACCAGTTACGTAAGTGGGCTATGGAAGTTAAAACTGAGACAGGGTTAACTACCGAAATGGTTCAGCAGAAAATAAATGAGATGGCTTTCAGCCGTATTGACTTTCCGTTCACACCTGATGAAAGAGAAGATTACGCAAGCCGAGGTATGACTATGAAAGAGCTTTTACAGCCACAGTATTCTGCTGTAGTGGGGCCTTATGGTTGGAACGATTCGAGTATTCAACCTGATGATCCTTGGTTGATGGACAATTACATGTTCGTTGATGATAATGGGAATAGACGGTTTAGAACTGCGGCTGAGATGAGGGATCATTCTCGTACTAATATGGAGAGGTTTCAGCATTCTCCTATTGCACAGAATTTCTTTAATGACTTTATTACTGGTGCGAGTAGCATGATGAGGAGTGAGTACTAATGGTAGACAATCTTGGTGACTTAGCTTTATCCGTTGGGGCTGATCCCAATGTAATGAATCCATTAAATATTTTAGCTCAAAGCCTTGAACGCGCTCAGGCAGTAGGGCAGGGCAATTTATCAACAATGATTACTGCTGAAGAAGTTAATGCTTGGGCTGAACAAATAAAACAAGCAGAAGGATTATCTGAAGAACAAGGATGGGAAGCCGTTCTCGGAATTCGTGACGAAATTATAGGTGAACGAATCGGCACGGAAGCTGTAAAGAGCAAATGGGGGCTTAGTGAAGCAGAAGCACAAGCCGCTATAGCAGGAGAAGGCGGCGGTATCTCTGGTGCAGTAATAGCTCAAGGTGTAGATTTCTTTGCAGATCAAACATTTACAGGTAGTCCCGGTGTACTAGATGATGATGATGATGATGATAGTGGTGACAAGCTTAGAATCATAAATCAAATGAAAGATGCATTCCAACTTGCAATGCGCAATATGGGATTCTCAAAAGTAATGATTGATGATTTGTTTGAATGGGCAAAGACTAAATTTGAATCAGATCCCGGATTCACAGCGGAACGTGCATTAATGGAAATGTATGACCACCCAGTATTCGTAGCAAGATTCCCTGCTATAGACAAAATGAGAAAATCAGGAATGAAAAACATTCCCACTCCGGGAGAGTACATTGCTTACGAAAAATTTTTAGGTGAGGAATTTAAAAGATTCAGCTTTCATGTCGGTGGAGATTATTTTAATACTTTGGTAGAAAGATTAATTATAAATCAAGTAGGGGAGATCGAAGTAACAGAGCGTTTAAGTGAAGGTGAGCGTGTCTTATACGATGTGCCACAAGAAGTTAGGGATACGTTCAATGACTGGTGGGGTGATGGGGCATCTAAAGATATTACAATGCAACTTCTTTTAGATCCTCAAGAGAACTGGTCTAATCTTAAAGACCGAATAGAAACTGCTGAAGTTGGTGCTTGGGGTAGGATGGCGGCTGGTTTAGATGAAGGTTGGGATCAGTTTAGTGCTAATAGAATAGCTGATCTTGGTTTATCTCAAGCCGCTACATGGAATGCTTTCGCTAGTTTGAAAGATAAAGAGTTGTTGTTCGCTGAACAAGTAGGCGAGGATGCTGATTTGCAATATGAAACTCATGGTATAAGCGCAGAGTTTGGTGTTGATATGACCACTCCGATTCTTACTGGTGATCTTATTGGTAGAAATGCTGTAGAACTGGAAGATATGTTAGAACGTAGAAAGCAACGAAGAATATCTAGATTCGCTGGTGGTGGCACTGGTCAAGCTGGTGCTATTATTAGTGGACAGACTACAGGTATAGGAAGTGCCAATGCCTAAATTACAAACTAGCTCTTCCAAAGGGAAGGCAAAGAAAGTACCTTATAAGAAGGTAAAGAAAGGTAAACGTAAATAATGTTTAACAAAGACGTACTTGAAAGAGTGGTTGCCACATTCGCGCAGTCATTCCTTGCTGTGTTCACCATTGGTGACATGGGAAGCATGAAAGCGGCTGGACTTGCAGGTGCTACTGCTGTTCTCAGCCTTGTTAAGAGTGTTGTTGCCAAGCAGTTTGGTGACGGGTCAGCTTCGGCGGCAAGCTAATGGGTAAAGGGCATCAATTAGATCCGGGTACTAAACGCCGTAGCGGTGGTTATAAAGCTAGTTCTCCTAGTGGGCCGGGTGCTAGAAATCCTCGTGGTAAGCCGCTTGAATATAAAGTGGCAAACGCGCGTCGTCAAAGAGCCGGTACTGCTCTCCGCTTAGAGAGAGCCCGACAAGATTTTTTGTCTGTAGCTCGCCGTAATCCAAAGGCGGCACTAAAGGTTTTAAATATGTACAGAATAAATGATGCACGCGCGGCTAGAGGACCTAAACGTAAGGGTGGTCGTCGTAAATAATGTTAGATCCGGGTCAGAAAAAAAAGGGTGGTTATAAGACAGGTTTGTCTGGAGCTAATTTAGATGGTTATATACGAGGGTTAGTCCTTGAAAAAAATCATCAAAGAAGAAACGCCCGTGGCGCATGGAAAAAATTTAAAGGGTCTAACGCTACATGACTGATGTTACCGACCTGAAGCAAGTCAAAGTATCTAAGATAACTCTTGGACTTATCATGTCTGTAGCTATCACCAGTGGAGTAGTCGTATGGAATGCGGCTAGTATCGCTGGTAGGATAGATGATTTGGAAAAACAGGTGCAGGTAATTGAAGGAAACACTGGGACAGACAGTACAGTTCTGGCAAAACTTGATGAAATATCTCAAGGTGTCATGGAAAATGCTGGCGGTCTTGATGATTTGCGGAGCGCTAGGGTCGATGACCTTAGCCGTTTTACTCCTTCTCATATTACAAGCGCTATGGCGGCTGATGTAGAAGCAATCAAAGAAGATGTTGATGAGATGAAAGAGATCATCGCTTCGCTTGCTTGGGTTCCTTCAGAATTTAGCACGATCTGGGATCGTATATATCTAGCTGAAGAAGCTATCCAAAGTAAGACATGGGGTAAAGAGTTCTACGAATACAATGAGTGAAGAGAACGGCACATCTAAAGCCGTTAAACTCATCGCCGCTATAACAGGTTTGTTGGTAGCTATTGGTACTCTTGTGGGTGCTATTACTGTGACTTTAGGAAAGAATGACCCTAG